TGCGTCGGTTGGGTGGTTCTTGCTCTATTTGCTGAGGGACTTTTAAGGTTGATTGGTGTTATTCCACCATTACTTCCATTTCTTAAAATTACTCTTAACTAATCTTTTATATGGAAAAGGAAAATATGAGTAGCACAATATTTTCAGCAATGACTATTTTTGGTATAATCGGACTATTTATTGTTTGGGCACTCAATCACGCATATCCACAATGATTTTTCATATTGTAGAATATCTGGCACATAGTCCAGTTTGGTTGTTTATATGTGGTATGGGGTTGACAACCGTTCCAGTAATGGGTATAATGCTTATACACCGAACTAAATAACGGTGTAACGGGGTGTAGCGCAGTTTGGTAGCGCATCCGCTTTGGGAGCGGGAGGTCGTAGGTTCGAATCCTATCACCCCGATTGCCAGTTTCTTCACTGGCATACTTGACTTAAAGGTCAAACCATCCTATAATTATTAGGTAAACAAATCAAATCAATGTCGGTTACAATTAAATTTAAGAAAGACCTCCAAACTCTTAAATCTGCAGTTAATGGTGATTTTTATCTTGATGTAAAGAGTCCGAAACTTTACAAAAAGATTCGTCGATATTATGAAAATGAGGGTGTAATGTTTTCTGAAGACCCTCTTGATAACTATGATATTCTTATCGAATGTATTGCCAATGATCTTGAAACTTCCGAAGTTGCGTGATGACAAAAGTTCTACTTGAGCGGGAAGGTTATCGTTTTGTTCAAAAAGGAATTATTGAACTCAACGGTATGCCCGATTATCGTCTACAGAAACAGAACTATTACACTAAACACTGGAATGACATTTATTTGTTTGATAATTCTATGCAATGTACTACTGCAATGGAAGATATTGAGTATGCGAAATGGTTAGATTCAGATAGAGTTCCTTGTTACATGAAAGAGAATGATATTCTCGATTGGGATCAATAGTCTCGGGATGACTTAAAAAGCGCACTGGTCGGGAGCAACCCCTTTAGTCACGGAGAGACTTTAAAAGTACTGGTGGAGTCAAATATGACCCTATTGTTTTCTTGCTTTTCTCAAGAGCAAGTGGTGCGGATGGGACTCTCTCCCGCCTGGTTTCCAATTTCCAGTTAAAGAATTGGTGGCGAGCCTGAAAGACCTAGAGGAGAGTTGCATAAACTCTCCTCTTTTAGTATAATGATACAAAAGACTTTATCATATGAAAGTTGCTTTAATTACTGGTATTACTGGGCAGGATGGATCTTATCTTGCAGAATTACTCTTGGAAAAAGGATATGAAGTACACGGAATCATCAGACGATCCTCCCTTATCAATACTCACAGAATTGATGGCATTTATAATCGTCTTAGTCTTCACTATGGCGATCTTACTGATTCTACTAACCTAGTTCGAGTTATTCAAAAAGTCCAACCAGATGAAATTTATAATCTTGGTGCTCAAAGTCACGTTAAAGTATCCTTTGAGATGCCTGAATACACTGCTGATGTCGATGCTGTGGGAACTCTTAGGGTTCTTGAAGCAGTGCGCCTCTTGGGCATGGAAGACCGTGTACGCATCTATCAGGCATCTACCAGCGAACTCTATGGTCTAGTTCAGGAAACTCCACAGAAGGAGACTACACCCTTCTATCCTCGCTCTCCCTATGGTGTGGCGAAACTCTACGGATACTGGATTACAAAGAACTATCGTGAGGCATATGGAATGTATGCTTGTACTGGTATTCTTTTCAATCACGAAAGTCCTCGCCGTGGTGAAACTTTTGTAACCCGTAAGATTACAAAGGCACTCTCTAAGATTTCTGTTGGACTTCAAGATTGCTTGTATCTTGGTAATTTAAATGCCAAACGTGACTGGGGACATGCAAAAGATTTTGTAGAAGCAATGTGGTTAATGCTACAGCAGGATGAACCAGAAGACTTTGTAATTGCCACTGGAAAACAGTATTCGGTTCGTGAGTTTGTAGAAGAAGCGGCACCTTATTTTGGTATGCAAATTACTTGGAGGGGTGAAGGTCTTAATGAAATTGGGTATGATGTTTTTACTGGAAAAGAGGTTATTAAGGTCAATCCTAAATATTTCAGACCTGCTGAAGTAGAGACTTTGTTAGGTGATGCCACTAAGGCAAAGGAGAAATTAGGTTGGGAACCTAAGATTTCATTTAAAGAATTGGTTGAGGATATGTGTGTTTATGGACAGTAATAGTAAAATTTTAGTTGCTGGTGCCAATGGAATGGTTGGATCAGCAATTGTTAGAAACTTAAAAGAAAAAGGATATAAAAATATTGTTACTGGAACTCGTGATTGGGTTGATTTTACAAATCAAAGAGAAACCAAAGGATTTTTTAGTGGTGTAAAACCCGATTATGTATTTGTTGCCGCTGCCAAAGTTGGTGGTATTATGGCGAACAATAATTATAAGGCAGATTTTCTTTATGAAAATTTGATGATCCAAAATAATATTATTCACAATGCCTATGAGTTTGGCGCTAAAAAACTTCTATTTTTGGGATCTTCCTGCATCTATCCCAAGTTTGCAACTCAACCAATCACTGAAGATCAGTTGATGGACGGTCCTTTGGAACCAACAAATGATGCCTATGCAATTGCAAAGATTACTGGTATTATGATGTGTCAGGCATACCGTCAACAGTATGGTTTTAATGCCATCTCCCTGATGCCTACAAATCTCTATGGTCCCAATGACAACTTTGATTTAGAGACATCTCACGTTCTTCCTGCAATGATTGCAAAGTTTCATAATGCAAAGGAAGATGGTTATATTATAGATCCAGGTGGTCCTTGGTATGGACCATCAGTAAAACTCTGGGGTGATGGATCTGCTATGAGAGAGTTTCTGCATGTTAATGATCTTGCAGAAGCGTGTTATACTTGTATGCAGGCCTATAATGAAATGGAACATATTAATGTTGGTACTGGTGAAGATGTGACAATTAAACAACTTGCCGAAACGATTTCTGACGTTGTTGGGTTTGCTGGGGAGATTAACTGGGATACTACAAAACCAAATGGAACACCAAGAAAAGTCCTAAATGTAGATAAGATTAAATCTCTTGGATGGGAACCCAAAATTAGTCTTCGTGAAGGCATTGAAAAAACATATGAATGGTATAAAAAGAATGTTATCATTTAATTATCTTGGCAATTTAGGTAGGCTGGGAAATCAAATGTTTCAGTATGCCTCTTTAAAGGGTATTGCCGCAAGAAGAGGATATGATTTTGTTATTCCACCAAGACAAGTATTTGGAAACATTGATAATAATGTTCGTGAATCTGATGCCTTTATTTGCGATTGTTTCGAATTAAGTAATTTTGATAAAAATCTTTCCGAATATCCTAGATTGAGTGAGTCTACGTTTGGATTTGATAAAAATATTTACTATAATTGTCCAGACAATGTAGATTTATTTGGATATTTTCAGTGTGAAAAATATTTTAAGCACATTGAAGAAGATATTAGAAAAGATTTTAGATTCAAAGAAGATATTTGTAAAATATCAAATGAAATTTTTTCGCAACTTTTTGGCAACCAAAAAGTTATTTCTCTCCATGTTCGTAGAGGAGATTATACTATTAATCCAAATCATCCAACACAATCACTAGAATATTATGAAAAGTCTCTTTCTAATTTTGATAGTGAATTGCCAGTAATTATTTTTTCTGATGATCCTGAATGGTGTAATGACCAAGAACTCTTTAGTCCTGATAGATTTTTTATTTCGGAGGGTGGTGATACTAAAGTAGATCTTTGTCTAATGACCCTATGCTCCTACCACATTATTGCAAATAGTTCTTTTAGTTGGTGGGGGTCTTGGTTGGCAAAAAGTGAAAAAACTATTGCCCCCAAAAATTGGTTTGGGGGAAGTTGTATAAATTATAGTACAGAAGACTTGTATTGTTCTGATTGGATTATTTTATAGGAAAATGAAAATTTGCATCCTTACTATTGCAACAAACAAATATATTCAGTTTGTTGAAAGACTTCTTGATAATATAGAGGAAAATTTTTTAAATGGGCATGAAATTAAATGCCTTCTTTTCACAGATCATGAAGTAGAAACTTCTGATAATGTAAAGGTTTGTAAGATTGATCATGAATCTTGGCCAATGCCCACTTTAAAGAGATATAATTATTTTATGAAAGAAAGTGAGTTTATTTCTCAATTCGATTATTGTTATTATTTTGATGTAGATATGGCAATTGTCGATAAAGTTGGTGATGAAGTTTTAAGTGATCTTGTTGCTACCAAACATCCTGGGCAATCATTTTATAATATAAATGATATGACTTATGATAGAAATCAAAATTCTCTTGCGTATGTTCCATATGGTGAAGGTGAAACTTATTATGCTGGAGGATTTAATGGTGGAAAAACTGAAGATTTTTTAAAAATGTCTAAAGTGATTTCCGAAAGAGTGAATACTGATTTGCAAAATGGTGTAATTGCATTGTGGCATGATGAGAGTCATATGAATCGTTATATGATTGATAATCCACCCACTTTAAGTTTATCTCCTTCTTATTGTTATCCAGAGGAAGCTTTAAAAAATCCTGAAGGGTGGGTGCTTAGTTCAAATTTTCCAGAGATTGAACCTAAAATTCTGGCATTAGATAAAAATCACATAGAGTTAAGAAAATGACCTTATCAAATATTAAAAGTTTAATTGAAAATTTTACTGAAACTAAAAGATATAATAAACATACTTTAATGTGTGAAATGTTTAAAAATAATAATTCCGATAAAAGTACATATCACAATTACACAACGTTTTATGATTGTTTGTTTTCTGAATTTGTAGGAAAAAATATTAATTTTTTTGAATTGGGTTTGGGTACAAATAATCTCGATGTTCCATCTAGTATGGGAAAGAATGGAACTCCTGGAGCATCTTTATATGCCTTTAGAGAATATTTTAAGAATGCAAATATTTGTGGTGCTGATATTGACAAAAGAATTTTATTTGATGATGAAAATATATGGACTTTTTATGTAGATCAAACAAATCCTGAAGATATTGAAAATCTTTGGGATAATTTTGAAGATACTAAGTTCGATATCATCATTGATGACGGGTTACATGATTATCCTGCAAATATAACATTTTTTGAAAATTCTATTCATATGTTAAAAGAAGGTGGAATTTACATAATAGAAGATGTATTGGAACATCAAAAAGAAAAATTTGAAAAATATGTTTCTAAGTTAGAATATTCATTTTGTACAATTTTTGATATTCCCATAGAAAATACTTGGAGCAATCAAATAGCTTCATATGATAATAAAATTGTTTTAATTGTAAAATAAAATTTTTAGTGGTAAAATATGGGAATAGATATTGCTGGATTAAATCATTTGATTTATTGTAAACAATATGGAAATTTTAATAGGACAATAACCCTTGGCAAACAAGAAATACATGTTGCTACTGATCTTATTAAAAATGCTTTATATACAAATAAAAATTATGGAGGATATTGTGAAAGTTTATTGGTAGAATGTTTTGGATCAACTCATGTAGATTCTGCCGATAATTCTGACTATGAAGGTGCATCCGTAATTTTTGATTTAAGTAAAATAATCAGCGATGATGATATTGTTGAAAAATATGATACTATAATTGATTATGGTACTTTAGAGCATGTTTATAATATACCTAACGCATTATATAATGTTTCTAAATTGTGTAAAGTAGGTGGGCAAATTATACACATATTGCCTGCAAATAATTTTTGTGGGCATGGTTTTTGGCAAATATCTCCAGAATTATTTTTTTCATTATATTCTGAAAAAAATGGATATGAACAAACTGAAATTTTTATTATGGATACAATTAATACAAATGATATCAAGAAGTTAAACGCCCCAGTTGATGGTAATAGAATATTGATAGATGGGCAAAATCCAATTTATGTTGCAGTCAGAACTGTATTATCTAAAGAAAATTTTTCACATCTTCATGTTCAGCAAAGTGATTATGTTTATTTGTGGAGTAAATGAATTATGGAAAAAATTTTTGTGGCAGTTATTTTTATTGGGACTGGAACTTATGTAAATTTTTTTGCAAATTATTATGAAGAATGTGAAAAATATTTTTTACCAAATTGCAAAAAAGATTATTTTTGTTTCACAGATGCAGAGTTTGTAGGAGAAATTCCTTCAAATATTAAAGTAATTTCAACAAAACATAAATCTTGGCCGAGTATGACATTGGAAAGATTTCATATCATTTTAAATCAAAAAGATACTCTGTCCGAATATGATTATATCATTTATTTGGATGCAGATATGTTGGTCAATAGAGAAATTTTGGAAGATGAAATTTTAACTAATAAAGATTTTATAGGTGTTTATCATCCAGGATTTTATAAAAAGAAGCAGATAATGCCGTATGAAAGAAGAAAAATTTCTTCAGCATATATTGATGATGATGGTGAAATTTATTGGCAGGGTTGTTTATGGGGAGGTAAAGGTAAATCTGTAATTGAATTGTGTAAAATTCTTTCGGAAAGAATTGATAAAGATTTGGAAAAAGATATTGTAGCAGAATGGCACGATGAAAGTCATCTTAATAAATTTTTTCTTGATAATTTTGAAAGAGTTTGTACTTTAGGTCCAGAGTATGCGTTTCCTGAGGTTTATGATAATCCCAATGAAACTCATAATTATCCTAATATAGATCCAAATAATAGGAAAATTATCCATTTGCATAAAAAAAATGAGGAATTTCATGTTTAAACAAAAGTTAAATCTCAATCAAAAATTTGTAATTTGGGGATATCCTTTAAATTCGCACACACATTCATATATTCATTATGGATTTTTTAAAACATTAAAGAGTCTCGGATATAATGTTGAGTGGTTTGATGACATTGAGATAGATGGAGATTTTGAAAATTGTATATTTATTACTGAAGCAAATTGTAGTAAAAATATTCCTATCGTAAAGTCTTCAAAATATTTTATTCATAATATTGAAGATTTGTTTGTAGATCAAACTAAGTATGATCATGAACATATTTACAATCTTCTAGTGTATCATGAAGAATATAATTGGAATGATTCTGTAAAATATAATGGGGATAATTCATGGTATAATCCATCTACAAAAAGTTTAGTTATTTTTTGGGCAACAGATCTTCTTCCTGAAGAAATTGATAATATGGAACCAGTTTTATATGATGATACTAAAAATTCAAATAATTTTATTGGAACAATCCAAGGAAATGAATTAGTTAATTTTGCACACATTAGTGCAAATAATGGAAAAGATTTTAATAATTATGGTGGGTATACTGGATACTGTGGAAATGATAGTCAATTCTTTGAATTGGATAGAAGTATTGAATATATTAAAAATTCTTATCTTTCATTTGATATACGAGAAGAACAACATCTTAGAAATGGATATGTTTCTTGTAGAAATTTTAAGAATATTAGTTATGGATGTTGGACAGGAACCAATTCTTTAAAAGTAAATAAATTATTTGAAGGAAGAATGACTATAAATTCCAATCTAAATTTGTTATATTCTAGTCTTGAAGAAGACACTAGAAAGGTAACTATAAATCAATTGAGAGATAACATGGATTATATTAAAAATAATCATACATATATAAATCGAATTAATTCTATGATTTCAATACTATGAAAATATTTTCCGCACATTGTAAAAGAACAGATTTTTTAAGATTTCAAGTTGAAAGTTTGAATGAATTTTGCCCGGATTCATTTGAATACTATTGTATTGATAATTTTTTAAATCAATCTCAAAGTGAATTTATAAAAAATGAATGTAAAATTCTTGGAGTTAATTATATCAAATTTGATAACTACTTAATTTCTGGAACTTCTTTGGATCATGCTTTAGCATTAAATTCTATAAAAAATATTGCAAATGATGATGATATTGTTGTAATATTAGACTTTGATTTTTTTATGATTGATAAATTTTCATTTGTTGATTATATTTCAGACTATGATATATCTGGAATTTATATGCAAAGAAATGATTTTGAAAAAGAATATATTGCATCATTTATTGCTATTATCAATAAAAACATATCTCAAATTGATTTTGATGGGGGAGAAGGATGTGATGTTGGTGGAAATACTAGATTTTATATAAAGAATAAAAATGTAAAGTGGATGAAGCATACTTCATACTTAAATCGTATTCAAGATATAGAATGTTTTAATTTTGACTATGATCCAGCATATTGTGTTCAAGTTGTTGAAAATTGTTTTGTGCATTATTTTAGGGGATCAAATTGGGATAATAAAAATCCCAATTTCCATGAGTCTAAGACTAAATGGTTGAGAGAATTGTTAATTGCCTCAAAGGATAAAAAAATTATTAATCAAAAATATTTGAATAAGTGTCAAACTGAAATGACATATTCATTATTTAATTGGAATGGTAGCGCCGAAAATCATTTCAAATCTCAATTAAATCCATTTTTTAATACTTAGTATGAAATTAAATCTACTTGATGTACCTGTTTATTATATTAATCTTGATGATCAGGATGAAAAAAGAAAATTAACTGAATCTCTTTTGAAGAGACTTGGATTTAAATATGTTGAAAGGTTACCTGCGGTTAAACATGAGGCAGGTAGAATCATTGGGTGCGCTAGATCTCATTATGAAATTTTAAAAAATAAAAAACCTCCATTCATAATTCTTGAAGATGATTGTACTCTAAATCGTGATTTTAAATCTGAGATAGAATTGCCAGATAATGCCGATGCTCTTTATCTTGGTATTTCTCATTGGGGAAGATACTTAAATCATTCTGGTCCTTATGTGCATTATGATAAAGTTAGTGACAATATTGTTAGAGTTTACAATATGCTTGCTACACATGCTATAATGTATATCAGTCAAGAATATGTTGACATCTGTAAAAGAGTATCATATCATTATGGATATGAAGTAGAAAATCATTTGGATATTGGATTTGCCGAAGTTCATAAACTTTATAATGTTTATAGTTTTGACGAACCATTGTTTTGCCAATATGATTGGAGTGCCGTTACTACAGGAAAATTGAGTTCTGTTAGTATCAATAAAACTGAATCTGATAAATTATTCAAAGAAGTTTTATTTGATGATGAAAATTATTATAAATTAAATCAGGAATTTAAATCTCCAATTAGGCCTCTTATTATGAGAAGAGACGTTAGTGGTATTCCTGGATATTATGTTCCTACGAAATTAATGTAAAATGAAAAGTTTAGTTACGGGTGGGGCCGGATTTATTGGATCTAATCTTGTAGATCGTCTTTTAGAATTAGGGCATGAGGTTACAGTAATTGATAATGAGTATTCTGATGCTCATGATTATTTTTATTGGAATGATAAAGCACAAAACTACAAGTACGATATACGAGATTATCAAAATACTCGTCCACTTTATGATGGAGTTGATTATGTATTTCATTTTGCTGCTGAAGCTAGAATTCAACCAGCAATTGAAAATCCTATAGAGGCAGTAAGTATTAATTCTGTGGGTACTTGTACGGTTCTTCAGTGTGCAAGAGAAGCGGGTGTTAAGAGGGTGATGTATTCTTCAACTTCTTCTGCATATGGAAATAATACTCCCCCAAACGTGGAAACGCAACCAGATGATTGCCTCAATCCATATTCAGTTTCTAAGGTGAATGGAGAAAAACTCTGTAAAATGTATACTGAATTATTCAATCTTCCAACAATTATCTTTAGATATTTTAATGTTTATGGTGAGCGTCAACCTCTTAAAGGACAGTATGCACCAGTAATTGGCATTTTCCTTCGCCAAAGATCTGCAGGAGAAGCACTGACAATTGTTGGAAATGGTAATCAGCGTAGAGATTTTACTTATGTTGGTGATGTATGTCAGGCAAATATTCTTGCTGCTGTAACAGAAGTTGATTTTCAATCATTTGGACAAGTTTACAATGTGGGTACGGCAAATAATTATTCTGTAAATCAAGTTGCCCGAATGATTTCCAATAATACTGTAAATATTGCTCCTCGTCTTGGTGAAACTCATCTCAGTCTTGCTAATAATCAAAAACTTCGCAATACATTTGGTTGGGAACCTACAATGAATCTTGAAGATTGGATTGGAGAACAATTGTGAAAGTTAAAATTTTTACCTTTGCTTTTAATCGACCCGATATTTTACAGTATCAAATTAATTCTTTCAAAAAACATATTGAGGATGATCTTGAATTTCATGTAGTTTATGATACTCGTGATAATGAACATTTAGAATCATTCTCAAAAATTTGTGAAGAAAATCAAGTTTCTCTTCATCATCACATTTCGCAACCAGGAAATACTCCGAGTTTTTATAATTCGGATGCAATTCAATGGACTTATGACAATTTTATTAAAGTTGGTGATGAAGATTTTATTGGGATGATTATCGATCATGATATTTTCTTAATTGATAATTTGAATGTTTCCAACTTTATGGATGGATATAATCTTTCTGGATTGATACAAAAAAAGAGAGATATTGAATATGTTTGGGCAGGTTTAATTTTCTTTAAAAAATCTTCTCTTGAAAATATTGATTTTAATTTTTATCCACAAACAGTTGATGGTCAGATACTTGATTCTTGTGGGGGAACATATGAATTACTTCGCAACGGAAATATTAAATTTAAATCTACTGATGTTGTATATCCAGATGATTATCAAGGAATAAATCTTAGGGATCCATCTAATTCTAATGGTGGGTATGAGATGGAACTTCATGCAGATCGAAAGTTTTTACATTTTAGAAATGCCTGCAACTGGCATAATGGTATGAAAGTAGTAGATAACCATAAAACTTCCATTTTACATTCAATTCTTAAGGATTTTGAAATTATATGAAAATCGGTTTTAATTGCAGTTCATTTGATCTATTTCATGCTGGACATGTTACCATGCTTAAAATGGAAAAAGAAATGTGTGACTATTTAAAAGTTGCTCTTCAAGTTGATCCAACGATTGATAGACCTGGAGTTAAAAATAAACCAGTACAGACTGTATATGAGCGTTATGTTCAACTTCAAGCATGTAAATATGTTGATGAAATTTTGGTATATGAGACTGAAGAAGATTTACTTAATCTAATTCAAACTCAAACAATTCATGTACGTTTTTTGAGTGAAGAATATGTGGATAGAGACTTTACAGGAAAACAATATTGTATTGATCATGATATAGAATTATTCTATCATTTGAGAAAACATAAATATTCTTCGACTGAAATTCGAAATAGGGTATATGAACTTGAAAGGAAAAAACGTGAAGAGAAAGAAAATATATCTATTGTGGAGCAATATTCTCCGCAACTCTTAGAAAAATATTCTTCAAGGAATGATTGATAATGTCTATTTTAGTTACTGGAGGTGCAGGATTTATTGGTAGTAACCTTCTTCATCATTTGATTAAAACTTTAGATGAAGAAATTATATGTATTGATAAACTGACCTATGCTGCAGATAGAAATAATGTTCCTGATGCAATAAAGTTTTATGCCACCGATATTGCTGATGAGCATAATTGTGAATATATTTTTAAAAAGCATAAACCAAAAACAATCTTCCACCTTGCTGCAGAAAGTCATGTAGATAATTCAATCAAAGATTGTTCTCAATTCCTTCATACAAATATTAATGGGACAGTAAATCTTCTTAATTTATCTGTCAAATATGAAGTTGAAAGATTTATGCACATTTCAACTGATGAAGTTTATGGTTCTATAGAAGAGGGATATTTTACTGAACTATCAAATTATATTCCAAGAAATCCATATTCAGCATCTAAAGCATCAAGTGATCATTTTGTGATGGCATATCATACTACTTATGGTCTACCCACAATTATTACAAACTGCTCTAATAATTATGGACCTAGACAGGATGTTGAAAAGATGATTGCAAAGACAATTATGAATTTGATGAAAAGCAAGAAGGTTCCTGTATATGGTGATGGAAAACAAGTTCGTGATTGGTTGTATGTTCAAGATCATTGTGAAGCACTTATGGAGGTTTGGAATCTTGGTAGAATAGGGCAAAAATATAATATTGGTGGAGAGTGTGAAATCAAGAATATTGATCTGGTCAGAATGATTCTTGATCGTATGAATATGAAGGAAAATATGATAGAATATGTGGAAGATAGACCTGGGCATGACCGTCGTTATTCTACAGATATTACTAAAATTCGACATGAATTGAAATGGTCTCCAAGATTTTCTATAGAGCAAGGACTTGATAAAACAATTGAATGGTATGAACGCAATAGAAACTAATCTGAAAGATGCTTATATCATCACAAACAAAAAGTTTGACGATGATCGTGGATTTTTTATGGAGTCTTTCAATTTAAAAAAACTTGAAAAAATTGTTGGTGCAAATAATTTTGTTCAAGATAATCATTCAAAATCTTCCAAGGGAGTTTTAAGAGGACTTCATTATCAAATTGAACATGCACAAGGAAAACTTGTTAGGTGCATTTCTGGCGCAGTTTATGATGTAATCGTTGATCTAAGAAAATCATCACCATCATTTGGAAAATGGTTTGGAATTAAACTATGTGAAAATAATATTCAGCTTTGGGTTCCATCTGGATTTGCTCACGGATTTTATACTCTTAGTGATTATGCAGAAATTGAATATAAAGTAACTGATTATTACTATCCAGAATATGATAGAACTTTAATTTGGAATGATGTTGATTTGGGAATTGAATGGGGTATAGATAGTAATCCGATATTATCTCAAAAAGATTTGAAAGGAAAAACTTTTAAGCAATGTGAAAAGTATGTTTGAAAAAATTTCCGTCTACGGTGGAACAGGGTTTATTGGAGGATCTTTTTGTGATCTTTTTTCTGATCAGATTATAAAAATTCCTAGAGATTCTAGAAAACCACAATCCAAAGACATTGTTTATTTTATTAGTACGACTACAAATTATAATGTATTTGAAGATCTTCATGTAGATATCAATACTAATTTAAATCTTCTCATGGAAGTACTTGAGTATTGTAAAGGTGAAGATATTATATTTAATTTTGTCAGTTCTGGATTTGTTTATGGGTTAGATGTCATAGATGCAAAGGAAACTGATATTCCAGATCCTAGAGGATTTTATTCAGTTACAAAAAGAGCGGCAGAACAATTATTGATTTCATTCTGCGAAACTTTTGGATGTAAGTATCGCATCTTTCGTCTTGCGAATGTGTATGGAACTGATAAAACAGTTTCACCCAAAAAGAATGTTCTTGGATTTTTGATAAACAAGTTAAAAAATAATGAAGATATTCAACTTTATGAAGGTGGACTAGTTCTTCGTGATTATATGCATGTTAATGATGTTTCTAGAGCAATTAAATGTGTCATTGACAGTGGGACTGAAAATCAAATATACAATATTGCTACTGGACAACCACGATACTTTCGTGATATAATTCAACTTGCAGTTAATAAATTACCTAATTCCAAAAGTAAAATTCTATCTGTAGAAACTCCAGAATTTTACGCAAAAACTCAAGCAAAAAATTTTTCTTTAAATATTGGGAAATTAAACAATTTAAATTTTAAACCAAGTATTCCCATTAATGTTGGAATTGAGCAATTGTGCCTTAATTGATACTACTATATAATTTAAATGAATTAAATTTATGGA